CGAACGAACGACCCACACAGTGTTGACGTGGAAGGACCCACGCGCGTCATCGCGCGGTCGCCATCGCTTTGTCGAGCGCAGCGCTGAGCAGATCGTTGAAGTTGCGGGCGACGATCTTCTCGCCGATGTCTTGAATGGGGAAGCGACCTGTGTATCGCGGTGCTGCTGATGCTGCGATGAAGTAGGGGAACAGCTGCTCTCGTGATCGGCGATAGATGCCAGGTGGTCTGCTGCCGCCCTTTGGTGTGCCGACAAAGAAGCCGCCGCGTTTGTTGGTGGTGCTCAGTCCTTTGCTGATGGATCGCAGGGTCGCGAGGCTGACGTTGCCTGCGTCTGTGGTCTTGACCAGGGAGGTGGGTACCAGGGCTGTGCCAGGTGGCAGTGTGCCGTCGTTGTCAGCGCCAGCAAAGTAACGCTCAAAGCCTTTGGCTACACGTGGCCCGCCTTGAATGCCATAGCGGAGGTAGCGGGCACGGTTGCGGCCCTCTTGGTTATTGGCGAAGACGTAGGCGGTGAGGGTGGTCTTCTTGGCCTTCTCAACCAGGAACGCGGTCTGGGTGAACTTGACGGGCCCTTGGAAGTATTGCTTGGTTGCGCCATTGAGCGATTGCCTGGCCTTGAAGGCCACGTCATTCAGCGCGACGGACGTGGCAAAGGGCAGCTGCTTAGCGACGGCCGCAGACCATCGCGACGCCTGCTGCAGGCCCTGCTGATCGATCTCAAGGGTGATGGCCATGCCCCAAGGGTAGGGGCGGCGGCCCGCCCCATCCAGCGAGAAGCGGTGAGCTAGCGGGAGCCGACCTGCCTGATCAGCTTGTTGCGCTTGCCTTCGCCGATGCCGTAGCGCTGCGACCAGATGCGGTGGCTGCCGTTGATGAGAAATGCCCAGCCGAGGTGATCGGACTGCACCAGTTCGCCGACGTTGTTCTGCCCCATCACGGCGGCCATCAGAAAACCGATTCCGTTGGTGAAGCCGGTCCGGTAGTCCTGTTCATCAAGACCAAGCGGATCGAACTGGTCTACATGGCTTCTGATCTCTGCAAAGCCGGGGCAGAAGAAGATCGGCACATTGCCGAAGCCCTCCCACTCAACGAGCGAGTAGTCGATGCACTGGCTGATGATCTTGGCGTTCTCCTTTCGATCGCGACGACCTTGATCTCGATCGGTGGGCGCCTTGAACTCAATGCCGAGCGCAATGTCTGCACGGGACCAAGGCGAAGGATCAAGCGGCCGAAGGCTTGCGTCGATGCGCAGGCGCTTGCCTGTGGGGTGTGTTCCGATCACCTGCTCGGTGATGAGGAAGTGAGACGACAGCTCTGTAAGCGTGCGTTCGGCCAGTAACGCTTCAGCGCCGGCTGGTGCCAGGTGCATGGTTGCTTGAGTTCACCGGCCACGAGGGTACAGCAGAAAGCCCCTACCGCGTCAGCAGCAGGGGCTCCCCGGAGCGGTGAACTCGGTGTGACCGTAGCACTTCCAGCGCCTTGCGCTTGTTTTCACCCCGTCCAACCTCGATTTACCCCGTTAGGACGGGAGACCGACTGCATCACAGGGCTTCTCCTAACCGTCTAACCTCCTAACCTCTATAAAAGAGTATAAATAAATAGGTAGGTAGGGAGGGTAGGGGGGCACGCGGGTAACTCCTATAGGCGAAGTCGGACGTCAGACGGGTTGGACGAGCACAAAATCCAGTGTTTGCAATAGGTTTCGCCGTCTGACCCGTCCAACCTGCCCTTATGGGCGGCTGTAGATCCATCTGCGGCGGCCTTTTGGCTCTCGTTTCTTGACCCATCCGAGATCCTTGAGAATCAATGCCACCTGCATCTGGTCTGCGCGGGTTTGGCGCTCCAGCGGCTTCTGGATGGCCTGCAGCAGGATCTCCTCGGAGGTGAGCGGATCGACGGATGGCCGACGTGCCAGGTATTGCTCCACAGCGTTGAGCCACGGGTTGCTGACCAGATAGCTCTCGTTCTCGGCCTCCACGGCTGCGTGCTGCTCGGCCTTGAGGTCATTGCCCTCGTCGGCCTTGTAGGCGGCCACAGCGGCGCTCCAGATGGCGTCCCGTTCCAGTACGAGGTTCGGCACGTCAATCGGATTGGCGAGGGTGCAGGTGACTGGTATCACCCAGAAACGCCTGTTGCCGGTTTCATCGACCAGGAAGCCGCTGTCGCGGTTGGTTGAGCCCACGATGATGCAGCGGCGCGGGAAGGCTTCTGTGGCCTTGCCGTAGGGCACGCGGAACATGTCGGTGGATTGCGAGAGAAAGGCCTTTACCTGCCCGGCGTGCTTCTTGTTGGTGATGTGATCCAGCTCGGCCCACTCCATCAGCCAGCTGCGGTGCAGCACCATAAGGTCATCTTTTGAGCTGATATCACGAAGGGCATCTGAAAAGAACGGGCCACCCAATGCGGCCCAGAATGATGACTTTCTGGCGCCTTGATCACCCATCAGGACGCAGGCGTAATCGTGCTTGCAGCCGGGTTCAAAGATGCGCCGAACAGCACCTATGAGCGTCTTCTTGAGCATCGCATCGTAGAGGGTTGGTTCCTTAAGATCTGCATCAATCGGCCGCAGATAGGTGGATGCAAGCCGATCTATATAGGTGGGCGTGACTTGAGCTGCGACGTGTTCTAGGTAGAGCTTCACCGGGTCATAGGGGTTCTCACGCGAAACCTCAACAAGACAATCAATGGCCATTTCCTTGGATACTTTGTAGCCCTCTTCTGAGAGCTGAAGGTAAAAACGTTCAGCACCTTCAGCGACCTTGCCGTAAATCTCTATCTGCTGGGTGAAGACGTTGTAGCGAAAGCGCGGTAGGCCATCCTTGCCAGGTATGCGGAGCATGTTGAGCAGTTCTTTGGCTTCTAGCTTTTGCGGCTTCTCTGCTATGGCTGTGACCTCTGACTGCTGGGGTGCAGTGGGTGCGCTGAGTTTTGGGGCTGGCAGCTGGCGTTGCTTCGGTTGCCAACCGTCTTCCTTGGCAAGGTTGCAAAGGTGACGGATGTCGCGCTTGCCGTTAGGTGAGAAGGTGCGCCAGTGATAGTCACAGGCGCCTGCCTCCCATTTGGCGGATTGCCGTGACCAGGCATCCCAGTCGGCAAGCATGTGATCACCGACGCTCTGCAGGCACTGGCCGACTTCGATCCAGTAGTCGTAGTCCTCAGCGCGTGAGGGATTGAGAGCATCGAGCCAGATGCGCGCCCAGTCTTCATCGGTGCGATCGGATTGGCGCGGTGGAGGTGGAAGAATCGGCTGCGGCTCTGGCGGCTGCTGGGGCAGCATCTGCTCGATCAGGGCAAGGGGCGCCTCGGCCAGCGGTAAGCGGCCCGGTTCGCGGCCCTTCAGCCAGCGGTAGGAGCCGGTCATCGGGTGAGCACCGGCCACAACGGATTGGCAGCCAGCCCAGCGGAGCTCAAGTTGTTCGGGCTTGCCTTCCTCATCGAACTTGCCGGTCTTGAACTTCCGGGTTGAGATGTCCGACCAGAACTGCTCGGGGACGCGGTAGATGATTTGGAGGCGGCCGTTGCGGCCTGATGTGACTGCCCAGGACTTCGGTAGGTCGCGGAGGGGTACTCCGAGCTTGTCGAGGATCTCACCGGCTGAGATCCCGTCGTGATCAACGAAGAGGAGACCACCGGACTGCGGCCCGGCGATCACGCCGATTGCTACGGCACGGCCGGCAGTGATCTCGGCGGTGAGCTGCTGCTTGGTGAGAGGATTTTTCTGCCAGCCGGGCTGATAGGGACGCTTGCCTTGGCCTACGGCGACATAGCCCCAGTCATCAGGGAGGCGTGAGAGCTGATCGAGCAGGGACGACAACCGACAGATGCAATGCCGCCAGATCTTGCCAGAAGGTTTAGACGGTTGGGAGGTTATCCCAGGATTTCATATGCGTCTTGGATTGAGCGGGCGATGCCTGCGATGCCACCTGCGGCCGATACGGTGCGCTGCCAAGCGTGCTGCTCAGGGCGGATGCGCCCGGTTGGAGTCTTGACCTCAATGCTGGTGAACACAGCCAGTTGCTGGCCCACCATGTCTGGGGTGACGGTGATGGTGCGCCAGCCAACTAGGTCTGCGGACCCACGGGCCAAGCCGAACTGAACGGGCCTGCCGGTGCGTGGGTCAGGCAGCTGGCCGACTTGATTGCGGAAGAGGCGGAGATCGGAGCGGGTGCCGAGTGCTAGGCGGATGCGTTGCTGTAGATCCGTCTCAGCGTTGGCCACGTGCCTGATGGATCCGATACGCCCAGCCGGGACTGTAACCGCGTTCCTTGGCCAGGGCGAGGAGTTCGGACAGGGTGCGGGCTGCTTGGCGTTGACGTTTGGCCCTGTCGCGTTCTGCAATGCGTTGCTGGACTGATTCGCGCTTGAGTTCTTTCAGTTCACCCATGAGTTGGCGGATGGCCCGCGATTTCACCGCCGCACACTGCGCACCACACACCGGGCACTGTGGTGCGGGCTTGAACGCGGCGTAGCACTCAGGGCATGTGCGAACTGATGGCACTGGTGTGCCCCGGCCACCGCGCACGATGCCCTCGGCTAGCGACCATTCCCGCGGATCATCGGGGAAACCGTGGCGGGTGACATTGCCCACGTGATCAAGGATGAGCGCTGCATCCTTGCCTGGCGCAGGGCGCAGCACACGTCCCACCTGCTGTAGGTAAAGGCCAAGAGATTGCGTGGGCCTGAGCAGGATGGCGCAACTAGCGGCTGGCACATCAAAGCCCTCGCTCACCACGTCCACGGTCACGAGCACACGCACGATGCCAGCGGCGAAATTAGCCACCACCTGATCGCGGTCACCAGTGCCACCCAACAGCAGGGCTGCGCTGATCCCAGCTGTCTTAAATGCGTCGCACACTGATACGGCATGAGCGACATTGCAGCAGAAGGCGATGGCCTGCTGTCCAGCGGCCAGGCGCTGATAGTGCGCGATGGCATCACCGGTGACTGTTGGCCGATCCATAGCAGCTGCTGCCTGATCGTTGGCGTAGTCACCAGCGCGGCGCCTCACCCCCGACAGATCAGCCACCACTGGCGGCGCATAGATGCGGGCCGGGGATAGGAATCCCCAGAACACGAGATCGGCAACGCTGGGGCCCGTCACAAGCTGATCAAACGCCTCGCTGAGGCCGCGGCCATCGAGCCGGCATGGTGTGGCTGTGACGCCTAGGCGATAGGCATCAGGCCAGTGGTTCAGGATCTGGCGCCAGCTGCCAGCTGCTGCGTGGTGGGCCTCATCGATGATCACCAGCGATGGCGCCCAATCCATGCGCGATAGGCGCCGCACGAGCGTTTGCACGGATGCGATCTGCACCGCGTGATCTGATGCTGGATGGCCCGCGGCAATGATGCCGTGATCGAGCCCAGCCCATGCAAGCTTGCTGGCGGTCTGGTAAATCAGCTCGCGGCGGTGCACCAGGATCAGTACGTGGCGCCCGCGTGCTGCTGTTTGTGCGGCGATGGTTGCCAGGATCACGGTTTTGCCGCCACCAGTCGGCAGGCATAGCAGCGGTGCCCTGGCGCCCTGCTGCATGGCTGAGCGCAGATCGCTGATTGCTTGCTGCTGGTAATCCCGCAGATTCATAGCGGCAACTCCAACTGCGTGCCATCTGCGGGAGCACCATGCATGGCGATTTGAGCCATGGTCAGAGCGCGGCGCTGCTGATCGTATGCAGGTCGTGCATACCCGAGTTGATAGAGGTGCAGATCGTTCTGCAGCAATGCCACGGCTACTGCACGCCACGATGGCGCCCGGCCGGATGCTGCCACCTTGGCTGGTACTTCATCGGGGATCTCGTGCGAATAACAACGGGCTTGCCACGTTCGCAGGTATTCCGAGACTCGCTCGGTAGCACATCTCCCAGGACTGAATGGCTCTGTCTGCTTGGCGGTTCGCCAGAATCCGTTGCTCATCGGTCAAAAGTCCCCATGCTTGTCGTGTGATGTCCTCAGGGCATCGCAAGGCAAGAGCACAGGCTGCGTGCCCAATCCATGCTTTGCGGTTGAGGTTGTAGTCGGTCAGTGCATTCATGCAGCTGTTGGGCCACTCAAGGGTGACCCGTTGCATGTAGCGCCCGTATAGGCGGTGATTGCCGGTGAAGATAACGGCCCGTTGCAGGAAAAGGCGGCGATTAGCCACCTCGCCCCACATGTTGTGGCCGATCTCTTCCCAAGCATCAATGGGCAACCAGATCCTCTTCAGCTTCACGTTCGAGATCCTCCGTCACGTTGTCGATCTGCTCAACGTCCCATGCCTTGCTGAAATCTTTACCAAGGAACAGGGACGCAAGGCCGGTCACCTGCTTAAGACGCAGCAACTCATCAGGGCTCATGCCGATGTGATTGCAAATCCATGCGTCGCCTTTACCCATCTCGATCAGCTCGGCAACGATCACGCTCATCAGCTCGATGTTGTGCGAGCCACGAGCGCGGTTGTGACGGATGGTGGAAGCCATCCGGTCGTGTAGCTCTTTGCGGAGCACAACCACCGGCAGTCTGCCGCCTTCGCGTTCGCGGATACGCTGACTGTTCTTCAGGGTTAGATAACGGTGAAAACCGTCAACGACCACATATAGGTCGCGTTCGGCATCATGCACGACAACGACAGGCTGTGTGTAGCCATCTTCCCAAATTGATGTTTCGAGTAGTGCCATTTCAGGCGGCGCCACAGAATTGGGGTTGTAATCGTTGGCGGTAACTTTCTCGATAGGAATACTGCGGACAGAGTAGACCGGGGATCGCCAAGGGTAAGAGTCGTTCGCGTCATGGAGTTCATTGCCTTTAAGGGGTGGGTTAAATACACAGATCAGCGTGGTGGGCTCTAGGGCTTCAAACGTGTGAGCATCGTGCTTGTCGAGCACGTAGGTCACATCAGGCGCGATGGCGTGGATCTCTTGGGTTGCCTCGTTGATCAGCAGACCTTTGCCCCTGACGCAGTAGCACGTTTCAAGGTGGTGCTGATAGTGCCAGCGGTGCGGCTTGCCAGGATGCACGATGGTTTTTGTCATGCTGTATCCCATGCCGTCGTCTTCCGTGAGCAAGCGATGGCTGGTGAAACCGCCCTTTGGGCAGTTGACAATGCGATCAGCTGGAAGCTGTGAGGCGTTGAGGATCTTCATTTGGCTGAGCGGTTAAGGACTTGGCTGTACTTGCGTTGGATTGACTTTTGGCGGCGCTGCTGCTCTTGCGTTGGCGCCAAACCCAAGTATTTGCAGGTGTGGTCGTTCTTTAGAACCGTGATGGCGAAGCGCTTCCACGATGTGACCATGCTGTTGTGGCACGGGAGATCATCGAGATGATCAGGTGGCACTTTGATCACGACACGGCGGAGGTTGTTGCCACCGTGGCGAGTGGTGCCATTGATGTAGAAGCGGATGCCGATACGGCCAAGAGCTTCAATGATGGCCTCAGGAAGACCGCGCCCCACCCTGCCCCAGTAGCGGATTGATTGGATGAAGCGCTGCTTAAAATTTGCGCTCGATTGATCCGGCAAGGTGGCCAGCAGGAACTTCACAAAGGATTTCCAAGTGTGGCCGGGCGGCAGCCTGAAGGATTTGTAATCAAGCTGCTTGCCATAGGTGGCCATGAAGTTGGCACCCCCGACCCTGGCGCAAAGCCTCGCCCAGATCTGCGGATCGATTACCCGATACATGGCGAGGCTGGATTTGGACTCTGACATAAACGGCGAGGCAACCCGCATCTTTTTGATGGGGATACCAGCCATGTAGAACACGTCATAGAGTTTGTTGTAATCCCATCCAAACTTGGCGTTAGCCGTCCAGATGTCCTCCGTGCGCCAGTCGTAGATCGGATAGCAGTTGTAGGTATGCGCCGTGTTTTTTTTGGTCCACATGCGGCCAAGCATGGTTTCCTTGTCCTGATTCAGGATGGCCCGGAAACGGTTGAGCGATTCAACGGTGCGAATGCCGATTAGGTTGGCGCAGGGCTCACCTCGGCTGTACCACTCCGCGAACACATCCCAAAAGGTGGCGTAGTCCATGTTTTCAATGAACAGATCGCCAAAGGGGTGGTTCTGCAGGTTCACGATGTAATCCTGCTGCGGCATGGGCCGGATCCAGCGGTGCCGGTCCTGTTCACCCCAGCACTGCCAATCAATCTCGTAAGAGCTGACGGTGCAGGGCAGCGTGATAGGCAGGCAGCACCAATAGATGTCGAGGATGTCCCGATTGGCTTCGAGGATGCGGTGCATGAACTCCTCGCTGTGGTTGTAGTTGGCTTCGTTGTCCATGATCTGGACGCCGACTTTGACCGGTAGCTGCCGCTCTCGTATGTAGTCGCAAACGAGATTCAGGAGAACGCCGCTGTCCTTGCCACCAGAGAAGGAGACGTAGACGCGGGTGAAATGCTGAAAGATGAAGTCCAGCCGCTCTATAGCGGCGTCGTAAACGGATTGTTCGAGGTAGTGGCGCATGGGCTTTGCCGTGGCCAGCCGAACCTAGCAGCATGTAGGCGCAAGTGGTAGTATCTGGTAGCAACTCGCAGGAGATCATGCAAAACGCCGACTACCACCGGCACTATGCGGTCAGCAAGTCCGGCCTTGATCAGATCGCCAAAAGCCCTCTTCACTACTGGGCTCGCTATCTAGATCCGAACCGCGTCTGGCCTGAGCCAACGCCTGCCATGCGTCTTGGTACGGCACTGCACACCCATGTGCTTGAGCTGGATCAATGGGACAAGCAGATCGCCGTTGCGCCTTCCGATATCAACCGCCGCACCAAGGAAGGCAAGGAGCAATGGGCTGCCTTCGAGGCTGATGCCAAGCGCAAGACCGTGATCACCGCCGACGATGCCGAGGTGGTCATGGCGATGGGCCGCAGCATCATGCGGCACCCTGGCGCAGCAATGCTGCTGGGCTTGGCCGGCAAGGCTGAAACAACGCACATGTGGACGGATGCCACCTATGGGGTGGAGTGCAAGTGCCGCCCTGACTGGCTCACGGATGACGGCAGCATCATGGTGGATCTCAAAACCACCCGCGACGCCAGTCCGCGTGGGTTCCGGCGCAGCATTGGCGATTACCGCTACCACGTGCAAGCCGGCTGGTACATGCACGGGGTCCATGCTGCCACCGGCAAGCGGCCCGATCAGTTCATCTTTATCTGCGTGGAATCAACCGCGCCGTATGCCGTGGCGGTCTATGCCGCCGATGCGGAGATGATCGAGCGCGGCCATGATCAGGCGATGCGTGATTTGGCGAAATTGGCGGTTTGCAAGGCCGCCGATCACTGGCCCAGCTACAGCGATCAGATCGAAACCATCAGCCTGCCGGGGTGGATGACGGGCGCCAGCGGCAGCACACAGACCACTGAGATCGAGACTTACTAATGGATCCACAATCAGCCATCACCACCCAGCCCACCGGCTCCGTGTTCAGCGGCATCCAAGCCTTCGAGGATGCCCAGCGCATCGCAAAGGCACTGGCCAGCAGCACGTTGATCCCACCTCAATTCCAAGGGCAGCAGGGTTTTGCCAACTGCTTGGTGGCGCTTGAGATTGCCAACCGGATGGGCATCAGCCCATTCCTGGCGATGCAGCATCTGCACGTGATCCATGGGCGCCCCTCATGGTCCAGCAGCTTCATCATTGCGATGGTGAACGGCTGCGGCCGGTTCAGCCCATTGCGGTTTGAACTGAGCGGCAGCGGTGACTCGCTTGCCTGCTATGCCGTGGCTACCGATCTCGCCAGCGGCCAGGAACTCAAGGGTCCCACCATCACGATGGCCATGGCCAAGAAAGAGGGATGGGCCACCAAGAGCGGCAGCAAGTGGCTCACGATGCCCGAGCTGATGATCCGTTACCGGGCCGCTGCGTTTTGGGGACGCTTGTATGCCAGCGACATGCTGCTGGGTATGCAGAGCCAGGAAGAGGTGGTCGACGTGGAGCCCGTCACGGTCACCGAAACCAGCGTGGCGGATCTGAATGCTGCCATCGTGCAGCCGGCGCCAGCGGCACCCGTTGCAGCACCAGTGGAGGCGGATCAGGATGAGCTCTTCTGAGTATCTGACGGCGCCACAACTGGCAAAGCGTTGGGGCTTGCACCCTGACACGCTGAAACGATGGCGGGATGCCGGCAAAGGTCCGGCATATTTCCGCACTCCCGGTTTCGTGCTCTATCCCCTGGCCGAGGTGGAGCGCTACGAACAGGCCAACACCATTACCCCCCAGAACCAATGAGCTTCAAGCTAAATCTGAGCATCTTCAAAAGCACCAAGCCCGAGAGCAAGGTCGATTTCAGCGGAATGATGAATGTGAAAGTGGAAGAGCTCGATGCGTTCTGCGCGTTTGTGCTCAGCCAGACGCCTGACCAGTACGGCAGTGTCCAGGTGCCGGTTAGCGGGTGGAAGAAGATTAGCTACAAGGGGCTGGCCTATGTGAGCGCTGTGGCGCAACCGCCGCGTGATTGGGTGCCGCCTCAGGCTGCTGCGCAGGCCACTGCTGCGGCTCAGAGCTTGGCTGCTGCCACCGATGGCGTGGTGGCCGAGGTGGTTGAGGATTCGTTCTTCTAACGTCCCATCAGCTCGCATTCAAGCCGGGCGATCTCGTTGACGGCCTGCTGCAACAGCTGCTGCTGGTAGCAGGCTTGCTTCAGGAGCGCCGCGGCCATCGGGCCTGCATCCTCGCTGGTTAGCAGGGTGCGGGCCTGCTTTTCGATCTCGAACTGCTGTTCTGGCGATAGCTCCACCGCCATCCACTGCCCGAAGTCCATAGTGCTACCGTGGCGGTGTACATTCCAAGCATACCTATGGACTGCCCGCGTTGCGGTGGTGATGAGATTAGAGCGCTGTGTACGAACGGCAAGGAATCGCATCAGATCACGCGGCAGCGTCGGTGCGTGGGTTGCGAGCATGTCTGGTACACGGTGGAACTGCCTGTAAGCGTGGCGGTGATCGGCTGGTCGCGTGGGCGCGGCAAGTCCATGCCCGTGCTGCGCGTACCGGTGGAGCTGGCCGTGGGCAGCAACGCAGTGTGAAGAACTGTCACAGCGGTTGGTAGGGTGAACCGCGGGCAGGGCACAATACGGGGACGCCCAGCCGGGCACCGCAACACACCCATGCTCACCACCCTTCTACTGGTGATCTGGAAGCTGATCCTGCCGCTGCTGTTCGTAGTGGCAGTGATCGATTGGCTGACCGCATCGGAAACGCGCCGCGTTCGCGTCCTGCGTCGCACGGGTCTCAGCCAGCGACAGATCGCCACCCGCCTCAACCTCACCCGCTACCGCGTCCGTCAGGCGCTCGCATCATGATTAACCGCATCAACAACGCCATCTGTCTGCTGATTGCCGCGGCCGTGTTCGCCATGATCGGCATTGAGTCCGGCGCACATCACGCACCCACCCACTCCGGCACGCAGCAGGTGGTGCGTCATGACTGAGCGCCACGGTGGAGGTGGCGTGAGCACCATTGAATCCGTCCCTCTACCCAATCCGAACTACGCCTTCGTCTACGCCAAAGTCGCTCGGCATGTGGCGGCCGCTGATGCTTTCCTCATCCATGGCGACGACCACGGAACAAGAAAAGAGTTGGAAGCTGCTATGCAGGCCATCACACTCTTCGAGGCGACTTTTGCGACTGTTCACTTCACCATCAAGGCCGATGACAACTGACCACCCCATCACCCCACCGCCGGAGCTGATTGAAGACTGGATAGAGATTGCCAAACCTGAACCGTGGAAGCGCCCACCTGATCCGAACGTACTTTGTACGCTTGCCGCCCAATGGGGTGCAGACCAGGAGCTGGAGGCGTGTTGCAGACAACTTACGGATCCCGAGTGGTACGACGAAATCAAGAACTTGCGTGGGCCGTTCCGCGCAGCAGAACTCCGCGCCGCCCGCCGACCCAAGCCGCCGAGCTTGAAGGAGCAGGCGCTGGAGACACTGAAGTATCCAAAAGACCTTTGGAGTGAAGCAGAAGTGGACACCATCCGCCGCGCACTGGAGGCGCTGCCCGAATGACCCAACGCCGCTTCTACTTCCAGATCAAGGCCGCCAACGTCATCGAGTGCGTGCAGGCGCGCAGCCTGTGCGAGGCCAAGCTGATCGCCGCCGACACTTGGCTCGAGTGGTGGTCGCAGATGGAATGGATCAACCTCGAACCCGAAACCAATGCCTGAAATCGTTGGCGCCATGCTGCCTTGGCAATGGCGTGAAGAACCAACCACCAGCAAGCACGGCGACGGCATCAGCCGGCCGCGGCCCAAGACACGCACCAAAGAGTTTCGGCTGATTGTTTACCCGCAAGGTGCCCAGCCGATGACGTGGATTACGCGCGCCGAATCAAAGAAGCACGCGATCCGCTACGCCGAAGCCCGCTGGCCTGGTGCCACCGTGGAGGTGGCGTGATGGATTGCAAAGCAAAGCCGGAGGATTGGGACACGGACCTTGCACGTTGGCCAGAGGCAATCCTCGAACTCCGCGCTAGGGTCGAGACACTGGAAGCCGCGGCTCACAAGCACATTGTCGAAACCAGCGCCAACATCTTGGCTTTGGCGAGCCGGATCGAGGCGCTGGAAGTCGGCAAGCGTCCAGCACCGAAGATCCATGAAATCAGCAAGCCCCTGAAGCTGACGCCAACTCCTAATTCATCCCAAATTGGGAGGTCGCTGGTAAGCCGCGTGGCGCTTGCCATCAGCGGGATTGAGTACGGCTTGGAACGGGATGAAGAAGCCGTCAACTGGGCATCCGAAGCCCGCGCTGCTATCCGTGAAGTGGCCGAGTGGATGAGAAGCAATCCCGACCACCACTTCCCGCCAGCCCTTGTATTTGCTCTTGAGCATGAGGCCGAGATATGACCGAATACAAGTTCGTGCCCCTGGACAGCCTCGAAAACCGCCTTGGCGATGCTCTCGGCCTCGCAATCAGCATGATCCGCAAGCCTGAGACTATCGACAATAAAACCATGGCTCAGATCGAAGCACCATTTAAGGAGTGGTGCGATGCCCTTGTTGATGGGGGTCTGTTAAATGACTGAACTTTCCCCCGCCGCGCAGGCGGTGCTGGACGGGTTTCGCGCTGTGCCAACTCTCATGGATGGGCCGTCTATTGCCGGGGCCCTCCGCGCTGCTGCTGATCAGGTGGTGCCGACAGAAATGGATCTGCCTCCCATTGCGCCTGATCTTGGGCACTTTCGACAACACGAGCGACGGCTAACCCGCCAGCGTCTCCTCGCCATCGCCGCCGAGCTGGAGGCCAGCCCGTGACCGACATGCGCGCGAGAATCAGCCAGCTGATCACCGACAGCGGGACCTACCGCCAGGGCCAGCAGGATGAGCGCCAGCGGCTGGTCAGCATGATCGACATCCGCATCGATCAGCTGCGCACCGTGGCCGGCATCCGCAACCGCCAGCAGCTCTGCGCTGAGCTGCTTCACGTCCGACAACTTCTTGAGCCATGAACCGAGTCCAGCTTGACCAGCAACGCACCGACATGATGGAGGCGCTCTATGAACGCAGCGGCCGCACCTGCAGCACCTACACCGGGCTGTGGACCGAGTTTGCGCTCGATCTTGCGGCCAACTTCCGCGACACCAGCTACCCCGAGCTGCTGGCGAAGGTGGTGCGCGCCATGGATGCCACTGAATCGGTGATGACGCAGAAGAATGCGCAGCAGGCGATCCAGGTTTGCCGTGCGCAGCTGCTGGGGGAGAAGTGGGCATGAGCACCTTCAAGGCCGGCCACATCCCAGGCACTGCCGTACTGACGCCGCAGAACGCCATCGAGATCCGCCAGCTGCACGCCAACGGCGAAACCATGCTGAACATCTCCATCACCTATGGCATCAGCGTGGCGCACGTCAGCGATATTGTGCGCCGCAAACGCTGGAAGAACGCAGAGCAGCAGGTGGCAGCATGAGCGACCCGATCAACCCAGCCCACTACCGCCGCGGTCCTGTGGAGGCTATCGATGTGATCGAGGCTGCCATCTCAGATGCGCCCCACATGGTGCCCGCTTACCTGCAGGGCCAGGCGTTGAAATATCTGCTGCGGCTTTGGTGCAAAGGCAACGCGCTAGAGGATGCCCTCAAAGCCAGGTGGTATATCGAGCGTCTGATTGCCAAACTGGAAGGATGATGCGCCAACTGCCAGGCTTGAATCTGATCGAGCGTTTTGCGCTGCGCATCCTCACGCGCAGCCGCAACACCGGGCTGGTGGTGGTGAAGCCCTACGGCTACCCCTGCATCTTCGTGGCATCAGACGGCACTGATCCAGTGGCCGCCTATGTGACTGATGGCCCGGATGAGCCGGCCAGCATGTTGCTCGAGCGCATCTATCACCAGCCAGCAGCCGGCGAGCTCGAATGATCAGTCTGCACGGCGGCCGATTGTTGCTGCTGTGCAGTCGATCTGATCGCACTTGGCACGCTCGCGTGGTGCTGGGCCCTAAGCCAGAGCATCAGATCGAGATGGATACAGGCACCATCCAACTGCAGGCGGCACTGCTGAAAGCGCAGCACATCTATCAAGCCGCGCGACGCAAGCTACGCCCGGCAGATGAACCGCCCATGTGTTGGGATTGCCAGCAATGGGACATGAGACGGCAGCGCTGCGCGTTTGAGTTGCCAGAATCAAAGA